CCAATACAACGTTCCAGTCTTTGGATCATAGTGAAACAATTTCTCCAATACTTCTTTTGGTGGCATTGGGTTTATAAACATAGTCATTTCATTTCTCCGTTTTTATCAAATCTTATACCAATTAGGTACATCTCTTTTTTTCCATTGCGCAAAAGAAGATTTAACCATTTTGTAATAGTTTCGATATGACTCCACCGCATTTCCTTGAATGATACATTCTGGATAATTTTTCATTGCAATCGCATATGGAGTAAATCCAATATTTGAAATGTTTTTAGGAAGATTTTTTAGCATAACACCAATGTTGTTCTTAAAAAAAGATGCATGTTGTTTACCATATCTATAAGTATATTCATCAGAAATGGCTTTATAATGATCATAATGCCACATATAATTGGATGCAGACCGCATAGTCCACAATGTACATGGATGATGCGAATGCACTACTTTCATTAAACTTTGTTCTCTTTCATCTGATAATTCTGGAGCACCATCAAGCAAACGATGCGCAGTTGATAACATTTGAGCAGACTCTGTCACCATTTTTACAACATGTTTATCACAAAGCATGTTAGCTGCTGCAACAGGATTTTCATCTAATATAAAAATATTCATTGTTCCACATTACAAAAAGTTTAATAAAACAGAAAAAGTTATTCACCATTATACGTGTTATACGTATTTGATCCACTATAAATTTCATATTGGCCTTTATTGTTTTTAATCATACGAATAATTTTAGCTTCAGTAAGTCTATCAACTGTATTATTGACTGCATCTCTAATTATAATATTACGCATTGATCGATAACCAGTGTACGCACTTATACCAACAAGAGTAATTAAACCTAAAATTATAGTTAAATCAGTCATATTAAAATTACCACGCCTTGCAACTCCAATATCTTGCCTTTGTTTTTGGCTTGGGCACACTTGGGTCATCACAGCCATGTCGCGCACGAAAAGACTTACGACGATCTTTAATATGTTTTTTAATTGTCATATTTTTATCACCAAAATTGACTTTAACAACATTACCCTGTTTATTTTTGACAAATACTTTAGACTTCTTAACATCACCAGGCATCGGTTTATTTAAGACAACTTCTTTTCCTTGATATTTTGCTTCAATTAACCACTCTTTAAAACTTAACATTTGGATATCCTTGAATACAATTCATTAAAATCTATAAATGAGCAATTGTCTGCAACCGGCTTGTATACACCATTATTTAGTATATCACGTGGATAACAAAAAGTAAAGTTTATATTAGGATTGTTTTCTATAATCCACCCAATATATTTCATTCTATTTCTTGTATCTCTAAGCGTTACTTTAGTTTCATCTTTATAACAAGAAGTATTATTATAAATGTTATCAAGAGCCATATTTTTATTTATAATAAGAAAATCAAAGCCAAAAATGTATAATTGAGTAAAATCACGTTTAATAGCTTCTAAAATAGCATTAGCCCCAGCGTTTGATCTAGGTCTTACCGCATCCCAGTCCTCTGACATTGAGTTGCCCCAATGAACTTCAACGGGTTCCCATTTTTCATCTTCTGGAGGATCTATAAATCGTTCCAAAGGAAACGTAGAAGTTTTAATTTCTTCTGTAATTGCTTTGTCTATAGCAACAAGATAGTCTGGTAAAATAAAATCACTATCAATAAAGTCTCTGTAAAGAGCATTGCAGCCAAAAACAATACCTTTATTTTTTAAATCAATTAAATTTATACCTATACGAGACGTACCATTACCTATTATGTGCGCTATCTTTTTTACGTTTGTCATTATACTTATCATATGAATCGTATGAATCTAAACTCAAATTTACTTCTTTTGATGCCCTGCGGAACTTGTTTTTACTACGTCTTTTTTTCATAGAATTAAAATCATAATCATCGTAATTATCTGAATCAGGATACTGTTTTTCCCTACGAAATGTTTTACTCATAACTATAGTTTCTCCTTTAATTTCCATGAAGACGCAAGCGATGGCCATGCCTCTTCTAGTAATTTACGTGTAATACCTTTATATGGCATTTTTTTGTCTTTAATTGCAAGTACTAATATAGCATCATCTGGATCAAGAGATTCTAAAAATTGAATGAATTGTATTTCTCTTTGAAGTTTTTTCATTGTTGGATATGGACCATTTTTAAGAAAAACACCAAACTTTCTCAAGTTAGCATATAAAGTTGCTTGGTGATCAGCCGCTTTCGGCTGAGGCTTATATGCAGGAGCACCTTCGGGCAAATCAAATACAATATTTGGATTAAAACATATATCAATAATGTTTTCAAGAACAATATTATGGTCTCTTCGAAGAGCAATAATTTTCTCCTCCTTTGTTTTTAATTTCGATATTCTATTTAGAATTTCTGCGATTCCTTCTTTCATATTAAAATTCCTATTCTATGTTGACTTTATTAAGTTTTGAAAAAAAATATTTATTCATAAGTTGTTAAGCTCGAATCGCCTAGTCTCCATTTAGAGTTTGTGCGATCACTCAAAGGACCTTCAACTATGTATGTTTTAGTACAGACTTTCAAATCTGGAACTAACATTTCTTTAGGATTGCTAGAAGAATCAAAAAACAAACAACGATTATTAGGCTGTGCTGCGTATTGCCCGTTGTCTAGTTCTATAAAATTAAAGCTTTTATGCTCTTGAGGCACTTCTGCATAAGTAGTGTCTATAATATTAAAATCGGGTGCAGCATGATCAACTGTAAACAAATATCTACCTGAGTATATTTGTTTGTCTTTGGAGAGAAATTGGCAGCTAATATTACGTAAGAAGGTCTTTTGAAGGACGGTAAAATCATAAGCAAAACAGTCCCAAATTTGCAGTGTATCTAAAGGCAAAAAGGATTCTGGTAAATTATTTGTTCTACTAACAAAAGCATGTAATGGAAGCTTGTCATACAAGGCACCATAACGTGGAAGATATGCTTCTATTCTAAAAGCTTGACTACGTATGCTTTTTAGTGTAATCCAAATACAATATTCATATTCACCATAACCTCGCTCGAAATCATATAAAAATTCTTTTCGAACATAACTCTGAATTGGTGGCAAATTGGCGATTAAAAAACTCATTTTTTTATTCTTTCTTTATTTTAAATTGTATTAAAATTCATGTATTGATTCCATTAAATTTTTAAGTTTCTTTTGAATAAAATAGTTAAGTAAATTACTACGATTATTGATAATCGCATTATCATACAAGTCTAATGTTTGTTCTTTAATATTATTTGGAATAAAATCAAAATCAACGAGTTGTTGATTTCTCTTATATCCTCTTAGCATATCATCAGTACAAAATGTTTCTGGTTCTTTTCCATTCCACGTTTCTAATTTTTTTGTTGTGATGGGCTTTTGTCTTTTGTCAGAAACGAATACATCATCGTCAGACAAGAAATTAGGCACGCCGTCGCCAACATCACCTTTCATAATGTGTTCTTGAATAAAACGCGCGGGATTTGAACATATAATAAATTTTCTCTGAAGGGGACTATATTGTTCTACATTAGCATATTTCTGTAATTGTACAAAGTCCTTATCAGAGGATAAGATAAGAATAGGCATACTGTTACCAGCATTGATGCCAAGCTCTCCATAACGATGGCATATTGATGCGATGATATCATCTGCTTCAGCATGAGGTATTTGAAGAACTTTATACGGAAAATACGTGCGTAACTCTTCACGAATATTATTAAGAATATTAAAAATTAAGTTCCAATCTAGCTTCGAAGTTTCACGATTTTTTCTTCTATTATATTTGTAGTAAGGAAATATATCACGACGCCAATAATTTTTATCGTCACAACAAATGACAAGTTCGCCATATTTTTGGCCAAACTTTATACGATACATACGCATTGAATTAAGTATCGTGTGACGAATAATACCTTCATCGATAACAATAGAATTGTTATTAATTTGTACCATTAAATTAGAAATGCAAATCTGATTAAAATCAACAAGTATCATATCTATTCTCAAATTTTAATTATAATGCATTAATCATATTCAAATGTCAATAAATTTTTATGCTATATTATCATCAGGAGATGTAGTATCATTTTCTTCTATTTTTCTTAACTCAGAAATAAAATGATCGATTGGCCCTTTAAGAGGATGGGTCATGTCAAGACTTTGATACAAAGTTGATTTAAGGCTTTCAACAGTAAATGTGAAATTTTTGATAAAATTAACATCATCTATTTTAAATCCATGTAATGCAAGCTTATTGATAAGCTGCGTAGAATAATGCGCTACAAGATGATTGATGTAAGTTTTTTTGTTTTGAATAAAGTATTCGAGTAATTGTTCTCTAGTTTGTGGATGAATATTTCCATTCACAGGAAACTGTAATACGTTATTTGATTCAAATTTTTTCATTTGATTACCTTAAGCAAAATAATATCTTTATTGATCCTGCCATTTGGAGCACATTCTTTACTATTTATTTCATTCATAAGTTTTCTCAAAATAATTTTTCCACCAGAAAGAATGGTTGCAAGCGTTTTTTCTGGCTTTCGTACAGTCTTACTTATTGAATTGTCTTTATCCCAACCCGTCAATGTGGTGCCTTTAAATGAAAATCCAGTTGATCCAAGGGCATCATATCGAATGAGTTTACGATATTTTACATTAAAAGCCCACAATTGATTGGCGCCTAATATATCTGCTGGATTTACACTAACAATTTTATACTCCTTGGACTCTTTGAGATATTTAAGATGCGATAACTGCTTTTCAATAGAAATAGGCTTCTTTTTTCGAGCCTTACGAACTGTTTTTTGATTTTTACTCCATGTGCCACTATCATGCACAATATTTTCAAGGAATTCGATATAGTTATTAAGTTGAGCCGGAGTAAGATTTGAATAAGCTTCAACTAACTGACTATCAGTCTTTTTCCGCGTATCGTTCATTTCTTGTAAAATTAATTGATAATAGCGATGAATAGCGATAGCGTGCTGAGGTTTTACATTGTTTGTCTGTAACCATGTATACATATTAAATTTAGAAATATTTTTATAATTATTTAAATAGAATGTATCCAATTCAGTTTCCATTTCACTTATATATTCGTTAGTTTTTTCACGAATTCTATCTTGAATGGAAACTACATTTTCGTTATCTTTTATTGTAACTTCTTTATTAATCGACTTGCCGAGTTTTACATATTCGTCAAGTTTTTCATTCATTTTTTCCAATACTTTTTCAGGCAGTTTGCATCCCATGAAAATCATGCGCGCATTATAACACGTCACACAATCTATCTTATAAGAGTTAATCTTTTTTAGAAATGCAACTTCTTTTTTATCTCTATTTTCAGGATAATTATCAAAAAGAAGATTGGATGCTGTCTTTTTACCGTATGTATAATTATACCAATTGTACGCTTTATCAAGTTGAATACTTGATGCAACTTCGTCAGTCCATGTCGGCTCAAATCCTAGGTATTTTTCCTCAAGAGAAGCCGAAACTTTCCTTCTCACAATAAACTCCTATCTCTATCTGTAATTAAAGAATTAATCATACTCTTATTTTAAAAAATAGTCAATCATTATTTTTATATTTTTTTTATTAACAAAATCAATCACTTACGATCATTTGAAATTAATGTTTTAAGAAATACTTCCCATTCAGGAATTCTACTATCCCACGAATAAAAATTATCTGAATATATCTTTTGAAATTTAAGTTTTGACATATGATTGTCTTCCCAATAATTGTCTATAACAACATCTAATATTCGTGCAAAGCGATTTGCATGAATATTAACATCTTCATGAAATTGATACATTACAGCAAAATTGGCGCAAGTTTCTGCAAGTGCAGCATGATTAGGACAAATAACACAACACTTAGCGCTCATTGCTTCCATCATTGAAATACACGAAGTTTCTGGCCAAATATTTGGATATGCAAAAATATGAGCATTTTTCAAAGCTTCTCTAATTTTATCATTAGATACCACTCCGTGATATGTAATGCCGGGATGATCATTGCAACGATCAAATACTTTTTGATATGGCTCATCTCGATGTGGCCAGCCATAAATTTTGAACGAAGAATAAACATCTAAATGGATTTTGTCTTTATGTTTTTCATAAAGAG